AAGGGCTACGCTAAAGGTGGCGCTATGAAGACCAAGGGCTACAAAGCTGGCGGTAAAGTTCGTGGCGCAGGCATTGCTCGTAAGGGCGTACGTCCAGCGAAGATTAGATGAGACGTTACTATAAGTCAGGCGGAAAGATATGTGCGAAGGGAAAGGCTTGGGCCAAACGTACCTTCGACACGTACCCGTCTGCTTATGCAAATATGGCAGCTTCTAAGTATTGCAAAGACCCTAACTATGCGAAGGGTAGCAAGAAGAAAAAGAAGAGTAAGTAATGGGCGATTTGAAGAAATGGCGTGACCAGAAATGGGTTCGTATCGGTACCGATGGTAAGATCAAAGGTGAATGCGGTACGTCTAAAAACAAAAAGAACCCAGATCGTTGCCTACCGTTATCCAAGGCGCGGTCTTTGAGCCAGTCTGAGCGAGCTACTACGGCACGCAAGAAGAAAAAGGCTGGTGCTAGCGGGCAGCAGGTGGTGTCTAACACCCCCAAAGCCAAGGTTAGAATGGCAAGAGCTGGTGGTCAGATACGCGCAAACCACAGGGGTTGCGGTGCAGTAATGAATAACAGGCGTAAAAAGACCCTGTACGTATAGGAACAGACAATGGCTACATCTGGAACAACTGCATTTGATATGGACTTCACGGAGATCGCTGAAGAGGCGTGGGAACGTGCGGGTCGTGAAATGCGTTCTGGGTATGACCTACGTACCGCCAGACGCTCCATGAACTTGATGACCATTGAGTGGCAGAACCGTGGCATCAACATGTGGACGATTGACGAAGGCACGTTGAGTCTTACGCAAGGTACTTCTGAGTACACGCTACCTGCTGACACCATAGACTTACTAGAGCAGCAGATCCGTACGGGCAGTGGCAATGTAGCTACGCAGTCAGATTTAACTATAAGCCGTATTAGCGTTAGCACGTATGCTTCTATACCTAACAAGTTAACCCAAGGTAGGCCGATTCAAGTATTCGTAGAACGCCTGCGAGATGCCCCCAAAATCAACGTATGGCCCGTTCCAGACAATAACGACTACATTTTCTACTATTGGCGTATGCGGCGTATAGAAGACGCAGGGACGGGTGTGAACACCGCTGACATGAACTTTAGGTTCTTTCCGTGTCTGGTAGCGGGGCTTGCCTACTACATTGCCATGAAAGATCCAGAGCTTATGGCGCGAGTCCCTATGCTAAAAGACGCCTACGAAGAGCAGTTTGCGTTGGCAGCGGGAGAGGATAGAGAGAAGACATCCGCACGCTTCGTACCCCGTATTGGTAGAGCGTAACAATGTCGAATCGTTTTGCATCAGCACAAAAAGCTATTGCCGAATGTGATATTTGCGGATTTCAGTATAAGCTACGAGAGCTGAAGAATTTAGTACGTAAGGGTATAGATACAAACATAAAGGCTTGCCCAGAATGCTGGAATCCAGACCAACCGCAACTAAAGTTGGGTGAGACTCCAGTAGATGATCCGCAGGCTATTAGAGACCCAAGACCTGACAGAAGTTTGGGAGAAGCTGGGGCGAATAGCAGTAGACAGATACAGTGGGGTTGGAACCCCGTAGGTGTGGGGGATGACCCCTATAATCTTACTCCTAACGACTTAGTAGCAACGGGTCAGGTAGGAACAGTAACAGTAACCACAACTTAGAGTCGTGATATGAAAGCACCAAAAGTAGTTAAGACAGTAGGTTGGCCTACACCAGTAGAAGTCAAAGACGCTCCTAAACCTGACATGAAAGGTGTTAAGACCACCGGCATCAAGGTACGTGGCGTGGGCGCTGCAACGAAAGGTACGATGGCCCGTGGCCCTATGGCATAAGATATGAACTACACCGAGCTAAAAACAAATGTTGAGGACATCTGCGAGCTTTCGTTTACAGATGCCCAGCTCGCTATGTTCACGGAACAGGCAGAGCAGAAGATATATAATGCTGTGCAGATACCCGCGCTACGTAAAAATGTTACTGGTAGCATGGCGGCTAGTAATGTGTACCTGTCTGTCCCTAGTGACTTCTTGTACGTTTATAGCTTGGCGGTCATAGATGGTAGTGGTAACTACACCTTCTTGCTAAGTAAAGACGTTAATTTTATACGTGAGGCGTACCCAACAGCTACAGCTACCGGACTACCTAAGCACTACGCCATATTTAACGATGATGCGTTTATTCTCGGGCCTACGCCCGACGCTGCATATAGCACGGAGTTACATTACGGATACTACCCTGAGTCCATTGTTACAGCGGGGACTACATGGCTGGGGGATGAATTCGATTCCGCTTTGCTTAATGGTACTTTGGTAGAGGCTATACGCTTTATGAAAGGTGAGCCTGATATGATTGCGCTATATGAGAAGATGTATATATCCGCCATGTCACTGCTCAAGGTACTAGGCGATGGTAAATTACGCTCTGACACGTACAGGTCAGGTCAACCCACACTTCCGGTGACATAAAAATATGTTGATTGAAGCGCCACAAATGGAAATAGGAAATATAATCGTCACTACCACGGCAGATGGTGGACACGATCCTGCGTTCTGGGCACAATCTGCGGCAGACCGTATCGTAAGCGTAGGTAGCAGTTGCCACCCTGCAATAGCGCAGCAAGCGCAAGCATTTAAGGAGGCAGTTAGGGCTACGGCGCTACACTGCATACAAGAGGCAATTAAAAGTGATAGAACCACTTTGATTGCTGAATTTGAACGTCAAGGCCATAAGGACATGGCAGACATAATTAGGAGTCTATAATGGCTATTACGACTGCAATGTGTACGTCTTTCAAGCAAGAGCTTATGGAAGCTAAGCACAATTTTCTGGCTAGTGGTGGCAACACCTTTAACTTGGCGCTGTATACCAGTTCAGCTACATTGGGTGCTAGTACAACGGCGTATAGTGCTACAAACGAAGTGTCTGGAACGGGATATACCGCTAAAGGTGCAGCTTTGACGAATGTGAACCCAACAACAAGCGGCACTACTGCTTTTACGGACTTCGCTGATCTTACGTTTAGTTCAAGCAGCATCACCGCAAGAGGCGCACTTATTTTTAATGACACCGCGTCAGGCGACCCTGCTGTATGTGCGTTAGATTTTGGTGGCGATAAAACATCTAGTTCAGGTGACTTTACGATTCAGTTCCCAACAGCGGATGCATCTAACGCGATTATCCGTATATCCGCATAACGGATAGTTCATGGCTAACATCAACGGCTGGGGCCGTGGTGGTTGGGGCGAAGGCGCGTGGGGATCTCCCCTACCTGTCGAAGTCACAGGCACCGCAGGAACGGGTGCAATTGGCTCCGTCACAGTTGTTGAGGGGGCTGGCGTTGCCGTATCTGTTACCGGCGTATCTGCTACAGGTGCTGTCGGCACAGTCACTGTTAGCACGGATGCAAATGCCTCTGTAACAGGCGTTGCCGGTACAGGCTCTGCTGGTTCAGTTTCTGTTGTTGAAGGCACTGGAGTTGATGTCTCTATTACAGGGGTATCTGCTACAGGTGCTATTGGCACTGTAAATGTCGATCTAGGTATAACTGTACTGCCCACAGGTGTTACAAGCACTGGTGCGGTAGGTACAGTCACTGTTAGTGCAGATGCCAATGTTTCTGTCACAGGTGTAGATGGAACAGGTGCTGTTGGCACTGTTGATGTTGATCCAGATGCCGTAGTCACAGGTGTTTCCGCAACAGGCGCGATTGGCTCAGTTACTGTTGTTGGTGTAGCTAATGTTTCTCCCACGGGTGTTTCAGGCACGGGGGCAGTAGGTTCAGTAGCCGTTGTCGAAGGCTCTGGGATTGATGTTTCTGTCACAGGCGTATCTGGAACAGGCGTTGTTGGTTCAGTTACGGTTGCACTTGCCCCAACTATTACACTTACAGGTGTTTCTGCAACAGGCGCTATTGGCTCAGTAACTGTTGTTGAAGGGTCTGGTACATCGTTCGCAGTCACCGGAGTCTCTGGTACTGGCGCTGTCGGTGTTGTTGACGTTGATCCAGACGCCGTAGTTACAGGTGTTTCTGCAACAGGTGCCATTGGTTCAGTCAGCGTTGTCGAAGGCTCTGGCACATCATTTTCTGTTACAGGCGTTGAGGGAACAGGGGCTGTTGGTTCGGTCATTGTTGGTACAGATGCCAATGTATCTGTCACTGGCGTTGAAGCTACCGGCGGCATTGGTTCAGTCACCGTTGTTGAGGGAACGGGTGTTACCGTTTCTATCACAGGTGTTTCCGCAACAGGTGCTGTTGGCTCAGTAACTGTAGCAGGGGATGCAGATGTCGGCGTTACAGGTGTTACAGGCACTGGTGCTGTTGGCTCAGTTACTGTTGTTGAAGGCTCTGGGGTTGATGTTTCTGTTACAGGTGTAGACGGAACAGGTGCGATTGGCACTGTTGACGTTGATCCCGATGCAGTAGTCACCGGAGTTGTAGGTACTGGCGCAGTAGGTTCGGTCACTGTTAGTACAGATGCCAATGTTTCAGTCACTGGCGTTCAAGGCACGACTGCTGTTGGATCGGTTACAGCGAGTGCAAATGCAGATGTATCTGTCACAGGTGTTGCTGCTACTGGGGCCATTGGGACGGTCACTTTTGATGCAGACGCGAATGTACCTGTCACGGGCGTTGCTGGTACTTCGTCTGTCGGAACGGTTACGGTTGAAACGGCAGGCAACACAACAGTTTCTGTTACGGGCGTCTCAGGCGCTGGAGAGGTGGGCACAGCTACCGTTGCCGCAGCAGCTAATGCGGCTGTCACGGGTGTTCAAGGAACGGGTGAAGTCGGTGATATAACCGTATCTTTCGATATAACTGCATCTCCAACGGGAGTTTCGGGTACTGGGGCTGTTGGGGTTGTCGATGTTGACCCAGATGCAGTAGTCACCGGAGTTGTAGGTACTGGCGCAGTAGGTTCTGTCACTGTAATTGGTGTAGCCAATGTTAGTGCTACCGGCGTTGCTGGCACTGGGGAAGTCGGAACTGTTTCGGTAGAACAAGGAATAGTTGTTCCCGTAACAGGAGTTGCTGGCACAGGTGCTGCTGGCTCAGTCACTGTCGCGTTTGGTACAACAGCTTCTCCAACAGGGGTTTCAGCTACAGGTGAAGTTGGTAATGTAACCTTCATTGGAGGCGTAACCGTTGTACCGACAGGAGTTTCGGCAACGGGCGAAATAGGGTATTTTAATATTTGGGGTATTGTAGATGACTCACAAACGCCAAATTGGAGTAGTATAAACGACAGTCAGACCCCCGGATGGGTTGAAGTGTCAGATAGTCAAACCCCTAACTGGGATGAGGTAGCTTAGAGATGGCAACTTACGTTAACGATCTTAGATTAAAAGAAATTTCAACAGGCGATGAGTCAGGAACGTGGGGCACAAGCACAAACACCAACCTAGAATTGATTGGTGAAGCCCTTGGATACGCGACTGAACAGTCTTTTGGTTCGGATGCAGACGCTACCACTACTGTTGCTGACGGTGTTTCTGATCCTGCTCGCGCTATGTATTTCAAGGTTACCTCCGCAGGCAACTTGACAGCTACTAGAACGCTGACCATCGCACCCAACACTGTTTCTCGCGTTATGTTCATCGAGAACGCAACCTCTGGTTCGCAGTCTATTGCGATCAGCCAAGGCTCTGGCGCGAATGTAACGATTGCGACGGGCAAAACTGCGATTGTTTATTTGGATGGCGCAGGCTCTGGCGCTGCGGTAGTTGACGCTATGGCTGGGGTTGATCCCGGTGTGACGGATACGCTGGCGGAAGTTTTGACTGCTGGCAACACCACTGGCGGTACAAGCATGGTGATTTCGTCTGGCGATGATGTCACTTTTACAGGCGCTTCAGCGAACATCGTTTTTGATAGCTCCAATTCTGCGCTTGAGTTTGCCGATAATGCAAAGGCCATCTTCGGTGCTGGCTCTGACCTGTCTATCTATCACGACGGCTTTAATTCGTACATAGATGAATCAGGTAATGGCGACATAAGGATACGCTCAGGGAATGTCTATTTAGACAAGTACACGGGCGAAACAATGCTTCATGCTGACGCAGACGGTGCGGTAACGGCTTACTTTGACAACGCAGCCAAACTCGCCACAACCTCCACAGGCATTGACGTAACTGGAGTTATCACTACAGACGGTATGACTACCTCTGCTGACATAAACTTTGGCGACAACGACAAGGCTATCTTTGGCGCTGGCTCTGACCTGCAAATCTATCATGACGGTAACGACAGCTACGTCCAAGATTCTGGCACCGGCCTTTTGTTCATTCGTGGCAGTAGCTCAGTGCGAATACAGGGTGCAAACGGTGAAAGCTCTATTGATGCGAATGAGAATGGAGCCGTTAATCTTTACTACGACAACAGCAATAAACTGTCCACAACCTCCACAGGCATCACCGTATCAGGCGCAGTGGGCGCTCCATCGAGCGAAGACTTTTACCGCATCAAGTTTCAAGACCAAGGTGGGATTGCTAATGATGTAGGGATTGGTCAGCCTGACGCTGACTCTCTCGCCTTCAACTTCACGCCTACTGCTGGAGGACATATTGCCTTCTTTGCAGGAAGTAGTGAGAAAGTCCGCATTGATGCATCAGGCAGGGTTGGTATTGGTACGACTCCCGACGCTCTACTGCGAGTTAACGGTACCGCCAAGATAGGCGAAGGTGCTGCAAGTAATACTGCCAAGCTAATGGTAAATACTGCTTCTGGTACAGCGGCAGGAATACAACTTTTTCAAGATAGTGTTGAAAGTTGGATTATTGATAACCCAGCATCCAGCACAGCTTTGACTTTTTCTAATAGTGGCACAGAACGCATGAGAATAGGTGCGTCAGGTGACCTAACCGTCAAAGGCGGGCGTATTTTTGTTAATGAGAGTGATAACGGAAACACCGCCGTTGCCATCACAAGAGATGCGGACGAAGGCTATGTGAATGTTTACTCGTCAGGCACCCAAACAGTCGAAATACGAGGCAATGGAAACAGCTACTTCAATGGCGGGAATGTTGGTATTGGCACTTCCTCTCCTTACAGCGCATTAACCGTTGATACTGCTAACGGCATTTTGAACATTGCCAACGGCAACTCGTCTGGTGGAACAAAAATACAGGCGTGGGGAGCAACTCCAACCAATGGCTACCTAGCGATTGAAGGCTATGACAAGGAGTATTTGCGAGTAGATTCGTCAGGCAATGTTAATATTGGCACTACAAGCGCCTATGGCACGAATGTATTAAACGTAAACGGTGGTGTTGCTATTGACGGTCGCAATGCTTCTACTCCGGGCCTTTGTGAAAAAGGCGATGTAGATACAGGTATTTTTTGGCCTGCGGCTAACTCGCTCTCTGTTACAACTGGCGGCACAGAACGTTTCAATATTGATTCATCAGGCAACGCTACCGTTAAAGCGGCAGGCGAGCTACGCATCCGTGACGATGGCACCTTCATCAAAGAAGACCAAGGCTTGCAAATTGGTAACACAAGTGGCACTGGCACGACGAGACCTATACGTTTCTTCACTGAAAGCACAGAACGTATGCGTATTGATGCGTCAGGCAATGTCTCTGTCTCTTCTTCTGCTGGTTTAATTGAGAACGCTATTGGCGTGTTTATGCTTCCTGCGGGAGAACTGCGGGTTAAAGATAGCACTGAAGACGGAACAGCCCAGATCAGCATTTACAATAACAATGTTACCTCTGACGCAGAGCAGTTTTTCGTAGGTAACAACTTAGCTGACGTAGACATAGGCAATAAGAGAGGTGCATTAAAGTTTTTTGCAAACTCTGTTACAGAACGCATGCGCATCAACTCAAGCGGCAACTTGCTGGTGGGTACTACTGCCGGTAGTTTTAGTGCAAAACTTACTGTTGAAAATTCGTCTTCGTATACTTTTGAATCCAGAAGAACAGGCACAGGGTCGGAAGGCCATGTTGTTTTTAGAAATGCAAACGGTGCAGTTGGTTCAATTTTTACAAACGGCTCAACTACATCCTACAACACTTCTTCAGACCAGCGCCTCAAGGAAAACATTGCAGACGCTGATGACGCTGGAAGCAAAGTAGATGCCATTCAAGTCCGCAAGTTTGATTGGATTGCTGACGGCTCTCACCAAGACTATGGCATGGTTGCACAGGAGCTACAAAGCGTTGCACCTGAAGCTGTCAGTGGAGACGGTGACTCAGATGAAATGATGGCTGTGGACTACTCAAAGTTAGTACCAATGCTTGTTAAAGAAATTCAATCACTACGCGCTCGCGTACAACAACTGGAGAATAGCTAATGTCAGCTACTTTTGACTGGGTCATTTCGACTCTTGAACGTGACCTTCTTCCCGAAGACATGAACGGCGCTGTGATCGTCGCTCACTGGCGATGCAATGCCTCGCAGACACAAGGCTCTGGTGATGATGCCGTGACTTACACCGCGACAAGCTACGGCACAGAAGGATTCACGCCTGATCCTTCGGCTTCTGACTATATCCCATACGCCGATTTAACCGAGGCAGATGTGCTTGGTTGGTGCTGGGCTGGCGGCGTTGACAAAGATGCTATTCAAACGTCTTTGCAAGCAAACATCGACGGGCAGATCACGCCAACAACCGCTGATGGAGTGCCTTGGTAATGAGTGAAGAGCAAACAATCGTCATTAACGACGAAGAACATAACGTGTCTGAGTTGACTGTTGAAACTCAGATGCACGTTGCCCGTGTCGCTGAGATTCGCCAAGAAATCGCACGTCTGCAAATGCAGATTAACGAGCGTCAGGTTGTGTTGAATGCTTACGGCGAAGCTATCGTCAATGCAGTGAAACCTGCTGAAGACGAAGAGCCAGAAGCGGAAGTGGTGCAGTAGACTATGGACGTGGGTTCGGTAACCGGATCTGCTCAAGTAAGTTGGAAGCAGATCGCTGTTGAAAAGCAAGAGCGTCTGCGTACAGGCGCAGAAGGCGAACCCGTGAAAGAGATGGTGGAGACAGTAATGCCTACCTTGTATACCCAGAAAGGTAACAAGATTGAGGCTACAGCACTTGCTCCAACACAAAGGGTAGATATCTCAGTCTAAGAAGAAAGGAGCTAAGTAGTCATGGATTTACTTACCATAGTCACGACGGTCACGACGATTGTAACCATTGCATCGCTGATTGCTGCGAGCACCCCGACACCCAAAGATGATGAGTGGATCGCAAAGCTGTACCGCTTCGTTGATTTACTTGCCCTCAATATAGGTAAGGCTAAAGACAAGTGACACCCACTGAAAAAGCTATAGCAAAAATTGAAGCGCACGAGAAAGAGTGCGCTATACGCTACCAAGGCATCGAGCAGCGCCTCCAAGACGGGAGTAAGCGGTTTGATCGCCTTGAGCTAATGATTTGGGGCGTGTATGTCACGGTGGTTGTTGCAGTAGCTTTACCGCAGTTTATGGCCTAACCATGATTGGTGAAATCGCGGCTATCGTGGCTGGCGTAAACGCTGCTACCAGTGCGATAAAACAGGTCGCTGAGACCACCAACGACATCTCCAGTATTTCCAGTTTCTTATCGACTCTCGGCGGTGCCGAAGTTGAGCTTCAACGTGCCCAGAATGAAGGTAAGCTGTCAGAGGCTGATGCTGTAAAAGCCGCTTTAGCAAAGAAACAGATCCAAGAGACCATGCGTGAGATCAAGGACATGTTCACCGTCTCCGGGAACGGGGATCTGTACCAAGAAGCGATGAGTGCAATGGCTGAAGCTCGAAAAGCTAAACAAACCGAGCTAGCAAGAAAGGCTGCTGCCAAGAAGAAGTTTTGGAAAGATGTCAGAGAGATAGGGGCGGTTCTAGCGGTTCTGATTATCCTTCTTCCCTTGACTTTGGCTGTTCTGCTGACGTGGTTAACAGCGTGATTAGGAAATAATATATTATGAGTATCGTTGCACAGTTAGTCGGGCCAGTTACAGGGCTGTTAGACAAGTTCATAGAGGACAAGGATCAAAAAAACGCCTTGGCTCATGAGATTGCCACGATGTCCGAGAAACACGCTCACGAGGCGCTAAAGGGTCAGCTTGAAATCAATAAGATGGAAGCTGCACATAAGTCGTTATTTGTTGCTGGGTGGAGACCTTGCATCGGCTGGATATGCGCCCTTGGCCTGTTGTACAACACCATAATTGCCAACATCCTTGGTATTTGGTTCGCAGTGCCGGAAGTAGATACAACGCTGCTTGTGCCCGTTATGATGGGGATGTTGGGCTTGGGCGCTATGCGCTCCTACGAAAAGGTTAACTCTGTCGCACGGGAGAAGTAATGGGCGAGCTAATTGAAATGGTTAAGCGCCATGAAGGCGTCAAATCCCATGTTTACAAATGTACTCAGGGCTTTGAAACTATAGGCGTAGGCCGAAATATATCCGAGTCTGGGCTGGGCTTGTCGCAAGATGAAATTGATTACTTGTTAAGTAACGACTTAGAGCGTTGCCACCAAGAGTTGCAGGATGCGTATTACTGGTACGGTGGGCTAAACCAAGCTAGACGAGACGCGATGGTCGATATGTGTTTCAATCTAGGTATTACGCGGCTGCGTGGGTTTGTTAACGCTCTGGAAGCTATGTCTCGTGAGCAGTTTGACATCGCCGCTGATGAGTTTATGGACAGCCGTTGGGCCAAACAAGTCGGTAACCGTGCCGTAGAGGTAACTGAAATGATCCGTACAGGTGAGTATAGATAATGCCGCTGCGTAAGTTGCTATTCCGTCCCGGAGTCAACCGTGAAACTACTCGTTATGCGGCTGAAGAGGGTTGGTATGACTGCGATAAAGTCAGATTTCGCGGAGGTTTACCGGAAAAAATTGGCGGTTGGCAGGTTATATCCCTCAACACCTTTCTTGGCGTTTGTAGATCGTTATTTGGTTGGGTTACGTTAAACAACCAGAACCTGTTAGGTGTAGGTACCAATCTAAAGTTTTACGTTGAAAAAGGTGGGGCGTACTTCGACGTAACACCTGAACGCACTCCATCTGGCGTATCGCTTACAGATCCGTTCACCACTGTAAGTGGCTCTACCACGGTAACTGTGACTGATGCGGCTGGTGGGTATATAAACGGCGATTTTGTTACGTTTAGCGGTGCCTCTGCTGTAGGAGGACTTACGTTAAATGGTGAGTTCCAAATAACCTACTCTACTGGTAATACCTACACTATCGAAGCATCTTCCGCAGCTTCATCATCCGCTACTGGTGGCGGCTCTGTAACGGCAATATACCAAATAAATGTTGGCCCGGAGTTCGCTGTGCCATTAGTAGGTTGGGGTGCCGGTGCTTGGAATGCAGGTACTTGGGGTAACGGAGCTATTTCTAGTGATAGCTTACGCCTCTGGAGCCAATCTAACTTTGGAGAAGATTTAATTTTTGGCCCTCGTGGGGGCAGAGTATATTTCTGGGATGCGTCTCCTACTGACGCATTGACAACCCCTGCGGTAGATCTTTCCACTAGACTTGGGGCGTCCAATGTCCCCGTTATACAAAATTTTATCCTAGTATCTGACGTGAGCCGATTTGTGTTCTGTTTTGGTACTAACACGTTAGGTACAACCGCTTTAGATCCGATGCTAATTCGGTGGTCAGACCAAGAAGACGCGCTAAACTGGACACCCGCTGCAACTAATCAAGCTGGTGATATACGGCTGTCTAATGGGTCTGGGATCGTAACAGCTATACAATCGCGCCAAGAAATACTGGTATGGACTGATTCCGCCCTATACGCATTACAGTATGTTGGGGGCACGATAGTTTGGGGTACGCAGTTACTCGGCTCTAATATCTCAATAGCGTCTACCCGTGCGGTAGCATATTCTGATGGCGTCTCTTATTGGATGGGTAGAGATTCCTTCTACCGTTACGATGGTGGCGTTAGCGTACTGCGATGTGATCTAAAACGGCATGTGTTCAATGATTTTAACTTTGAGCAGTCACAGCAGGCTTTCGCTGCAACAAACGAAGGTTTTGGTGAGATCTGGTGGTTCTACTGCTCCGCTAATTCTACGGCTGTAGATAAGTATGTGGTTTACAATCACGAACAAGATATTTGGTATTTCGGCACTATGGGGCGTAGTGCGTGGCTCGATTCGGGATTGCGTGAACACCCTATGGCTGCTACTTACACGAACAGGTTGGTTAACCACGAGCAAGGTGTAGACAGTAATGAGGCTGGGGCTAATGAAGCTATAAATGCGTATATAACGTCCGCCGAATTCGATATTGACGATGGAGATAGGTTTTCATTCATACGCCGAGTGCTGCCGGATATAACCTTCGACGGGTCTACAGCAGATAGCCCTAACGCTACTATGGAGTTACTACCTCTACAGTCATCTGGTTCTGGGTACAATAACCCGTTGTCAGAAGGTGGGAGTAGTACCGGCGCTGTAACTCGTTCCGCCTCTGTGCCGATTGAGGTATACACGTCACAAATAAATACTCGTGTGCGCGGTAGGCAGTTATCTATAAAGGTGCAGTCTGGTGATGTGGGCGTGACTTGGCAGTTAGGTACACCCCGTATAGATATACGTCCCGATGGTAGGCGGTAATGACTGTCGATATAGATTTTGTAGCCCCCAGACTACCGACGCCCCCACAAGGGTACGATCAACAGGCGTTTGAGCAGTTTAACAACGTACTGCGTATATACTTTAACCAGTTAGACCAAGCACTGAGAAACGCTATGGCAGTTCAAGAACCGTATGAGTTACAA